GTAATTTTGCAGAACGTTTCAAACAAGAAGCGAGTAAACTTTCTAACTCCGGTCCTACAGGTAGAAAGAAAGGTAAGAACATTTTTGATTATATTTGGAGACCTACATCTAGTTCTACCACTATTAGAATTGTACCAAACAAAAAAGATCCTGAATGGCCTTTTTATATGGTTTATATTCATGGTAGAGATTACACCACAAAGATAGGTTTAGCAAATTACGAGTTTGTATCTCCTAAAACTTTCCAAAAAGAAGATCCGGCTGAATTATTTGCCAATAATCTTTACAGACAGGATTATGAGAACAACAAGCAATTTATTAAATATTTTTCTCCTCAAAAGTTTTACTATGTCCCTATTCTAATAAGAGGAAAGGAATCGTCAGGAATCAAGGTATGGCCTGTAAACACTAAGACTTACGAGAAAATATTCAACATCATGAATACTATTTTTGAGGAAGAAGGAGAAGACTCGTCAAAAATCTTTGACTTAAAAATAGGAACTGACTTAGTTATCACCAAACCTTCCGGAGGTGGAGTGGAAATTACAGCAAAGAGAAGCCCGACTAATTTGATAGAAAGAGCGGAAGAAGGCTATACTATTGAGGATTTTAAGAGACAGTATGAGGAAATGGGAAATATTGAGGGTTTGTACATTACTCATACAAAAGAAGAGATTGAAAAAATGGTAACTTCTTTAGCAGGATCTTTATTCTCAAAAAGCAAGGCACCGGAATCAACTGAGATTATAAGAGGTGGCACAAAGACACAAGAAACTACGGAAGAGGTAAGAAATAAACAGGTTGAAAAACCAGTAGCTACCAAATCACTTGAAGACGATTTTTCTAAATTTCTAGATTCTATATAAAAAAACGTTAATTATGGCAAAGAAAAAGGAATCCTCCCAAGAGAGGACTGACACATCTTTTGCATCATCTTTGATAGATGCAATAAATGCTAAGTACAAAAAAGACATAGGGACTGTAGCTTACAAGCTAGAAGACTCTACGTTAGCACCTACAAATGTTAGTGACTTCGTATCTACCGGATGTACAACACTAGATATGGCTATTTCCAACAGAGAAAATGGCGGGTATCCTGTAGGTAAAATTATAGAACTAATAGGACTAGAACAATCTGGAAAATCTTTATTAGCTGCTCACGCTATAAAGGAAACGCAAAAGAAAGGCGGAATTGGTATTATCATAGATACAGAGAGTGCTGTGAGTAAAGAATTTCTGAGTGCTATTGGCGTAGATTTAAAAAAGAACTTCGTATATGTGCAGCATGAAGTTATCGAAGATGTTTTTAATTCAGTTGAAACCATAATAGAGCAAATGAGAGCGTCTAATAAAGATGTAATCGTAACTATTGTAGTGGATTCAGTAATGGGAGCAAGTACAAAGGATGAGATTGAGGGCAATTACGACAAAGATGGATGGGCTACGCAAAAAGCAATCATTATATCTAAAGCCATGCGTAAACTTACAAACTTGTTAGGCAGAGAAAAGATTCTTTTAATTTTCACTAACCAACTTAGGCAGAATCTACAGGCTAGACCAGGAATGGGGGATTCTTACACTACATCAGGAGGTAAGGCTATTGGTTTTCACTCATCCATAAGAGTTAAGTTAGTTAAGAAAGGAAAAATACAGGGTCCTGAAAAAGATTTGCCTTTAGGTATTACTACGGAAGCAGAGATTATCAAGAATAGAATAGGACCTCCTCATAGAAAAGCATCCTTCAATATTATGTATAACTCAGGAATTGATGATGTAAGTTCAATTATGGATTTCCTAAAAGACAAAGGAATTGCAACAGCTTCCGGACCCTGGTATACTTATAAATATTGCAATAGAGAGACCGGAGAAATTATAGAGGAAATAAAATTTCAAAGGAAAGATTTTCACGATAAGCTATTTTCTAGGGAAGAAATACGTAAAGATATATTCTCTAATATCTCTGATTATTATATTACAACATACATTAAAAGAGACGGTAGCGACGAAGGAGATTCTACTCCATTCATTCACATAGAAGAAACGGAAGATGACAATTGATTTATCAAAATTGTTAGATAATCATAGATCTATGTCTAACGAAAAGACTGTTCTTATAATAGATGGAACTAATTTGTTTATCAGATGCTTTTGCGCCTATCCGACATTGAACACGGATGGGCACACAATAGGAGGTGCCTTTGGATTCTTAGAAAGTATGTTTTCTTTTGTTAAGACTTACAATATAAATAAAGTTATTGTTGTATTTGATGGTCAAGGAGGATCTGTACGGAGAAAAAAAATGTACAAAGGGTATAAATCCGGCAAACATAAAGGACTTAAGTTAAATAGACTAACCGAAAGTAAGACAGAAAGTACAGATAAAGAATCAGAAAGACAAATTAGAAGACTTATAGAGTATTTAAATAATTTACCTGTTGTTCAATTAATCATGGACGGAGTTGAAGCAGATGATGTTATTTCTATTCTCATAAACTCAAATGACTTAGATGATTACAAATATAAATTTATAATGTCATCTGATAAAGACTACCTCCAGTTAGTATCAGAAAACATACAAGTTTATAACCCTACAAAAAAAATTATGTATTCTCCGAAAAAAGTTGCCGAAGAATTTGGAATTATCCCAGAAAACTTCGTATATTACAAGGCTTTTGTAGGGGACCGCAGCGACAACATTCCTAGCTTCGGTTCTATAGGAGAAAAAAACATAATTAAATTTTTCCCGGAAATACGAAATACTAAAATAGAAGATTTGGATTTCTTCTACAATCGGGCAAAAGATTTGATTTCAGAGGGTAAAAAGTATAAAGGGTTAGATAATCTCATTAACGATTTTGATAAATTAGAATTAAACTACAAGTTAATTCAGTTACATAACGTTGATGTTTCTTACCATACAAAAAGTGCAATAAGAAGAATTTTGCAGGATTTTGTACCCGCTAGTTATGACTATGAATTTATGCAAATGTTTGCGTTCGACGGGCTTTTCTCTAGGATTAATGACTTTGATTCATGGCATAGAAACTTTGTAAACAGATTAAAATCATAAATAATGACCGCCAATTTATTAAATTCTTTTGGTACGGATTTTCAAAAGAAGGTTTTGTACAATTTGCTTAATGACGAGAATTTTTTTACTCGCATTATTGACATTCTTGATCCAAATTATTTTGAGAACGAGGCTATGTCTTGGGTAGTAGAAAAAATGTATGAATATTATGAGACATACAAAATACAACCTACAATAGATGTTTTAAAAATAAACATCAAGGAATTAGCAAACAAGGATGAAAACGATTCTCAGGCAGAAAGAAATAAAATCCATGCCCAGAGTATTTACATGTTTCTTAAGAGTTCCTTGGATTTTGCTGACTCTAAGGACTTACAACATGTCAAGGACAAAATTGTGGAGTTTTGTAGAAATAGGGAATATGTAAAAGCCCTAAGAAATGCTGTTGACTTAGTTAAAAGAAATGATTTTGACGCTGCCTTTTCTGCTATAAACAAAGCACATAATGCAGGTTCAGAATTAGACTTAGGATACATGTATGAAGAAACTTTAGAAAATAGATACATGGAGGATGATAGAAATCCGATTCCTACTCCATGGCCTGTTCTTAATTCTTACATGAAAGGAGGTCTATCTTATGGCGAACTTGGCGTTGTATTATGTCCACCAAAGGGAGGTAAATCATGGTTGCTTATATCTTTAGCTGCTCACGCTATGGAGTTAGGGGTGAACGTAATCTACTATACCATGGAACTGTATCCTACTCAAATTTCAAAGAGGATTGACGCTTACATCACAGACATATCATTGGATAACTTGTCTAAAGATAACATGCCTTTGATTAATAAGAAGATGGATGGAATTCCAGGCAAGTTAATCATTAAGAAATATGGAGCATACAAAGCATCTACAATGACTATCAGAGGACATTTAGATCAATGTATCCACCAAGGAATTTCGCCGGGATTAATCATTATAGATGACCC